ATGGGTGGGGCACCTGACGGATGGAGTAGGAATATTGGTTATGAGATAGGGTCGAAGGATCTTCAGGCGCGCACGCTTTTCCACGCTAATGATGCTGCCGTATCGTTAGATGGATCTCATGATATGAGTAATTTGATGGCAGGAGAGTTAGCTGGTCTGGCTAAAAAATATTCAAATTTTAGCGGTGAATGGAAACACGCTGACTTTTCGGCGATAGTCTATAAATTGGCAATCGGGGCGGCGGCGTGTTCTTGGTTCGACGACGTTAGCACGGAGGATATGCGTGGAGGTCTACCCGTCTCGGTTACAGTATTGGGTAACACTTTTACTCCGGTATCAGCAAGTGAAAGCCAGGTCTTTATACCTAGGATGGTGGATAGTGTTTTGGCGCCGGATGTACTTGCTGTTCTGATCGCCGCCGTAAACGGTTCTGGTGGGACGGTCGTTACCGACTTACTTGAGGTTGATATGCGCACCAACAGTGTTATTGTACCGACCGTAAGAGGCGCGAGGTTGGGTGCAGCATGTGTATCTGCTCTACACTTATTGGGAGCAAATTATGACGCAGCGTCGGCTGGTGCAATATACGCACTCGCGCTGACGAAGGGTATACATCACGTAGTATCAGTGGTGGGGCATGGTGACGAGTGTGGTTTTGTGAGATCGGTATTCAGGCGCTGTGACTTCAACGTCCCTTATGGCGGGATCCATTCTACCACGCAAGGCTATCTGGGGGTACCTGGTATAGCACGTCCAAGTAAAGTAGCTATGTGTGGTTGGGTCGATTCGATAGCCTTGGTTACAGCAGCGTTAGTTGCCGAGTCTGACCCAGGCGTTGTGATTGATGGAGATTGGTTCCCAACGGTTTTTGTGTCCGGGCGTGCACCAAGAGCGCGGGCAGGTGATAACACACCCGGGACGGCTGAAATGGCGCGTGACTTGTCCACGATGATAGGAGCGGAGTGTGGTAACTTCGTACGTAGCTATGTCCGGAACTTAGCTGATTGTTTTTGTCTGAGTGGGGGCGAGGGTAAAGCGGAGAGCATCTTGTCAGCGATGTTCATAAATATGGCTGGCCGAGACGAGAGGCACCTGAGGTTCCCAGTCGTGGCTCCTTTTAACTGGATAGAGCCTACGTCACTGATACCTTTCGGCCGTATTCAACACCACTCTGGCTCAGGTTCGGGAGCACTGGTTTCACCCGGAGGAGTTAGGACGGTGCCCCTTTTCGAACAGGCTGAGATGAGTAGATCTACTAACACAGACTATACTCGCATGAAGGTAAAGATACGGAGTGCACGATCTTGTGGTCTGTTAGTCCATCTAGCACACCACCCAGTTGACGGTCTCGGTTGTGTAAGAGTGAAGCAGGTTGACCCCGAAGGTATAGTACTTCCCGGCGGTCGTCCAAACCGCCTCACGATTGATCTACTAGAGGCAGGACTCGATATAGGGTCGTTGCTATGGGTGCGAGGCCAATCAAAGATCGTTTCTCCGTGTGAGTTGCTGAATATACGGGGGGGTTTATACGGTTTAGTTCTACGCCATAAGACGTCGGCTTTTGAAGACGTGGCTGTGCGTCATGAACACCTACCCAGGCAAGAAGAATTGGGGGGGTGTGTTACATATAGGGTGAGCCGTCCTAATGGGTGTGTGCCTGGCGACTCGAATCAAGAAAACACGCAAGTCGCGCGGTGCCGTTCAAGTGGTTCTTTAGCGATGGCAGAGGCTCGTGGGCGGCACTGGGCTTTGGGTAGTGCGGTAGATGAGCCAATGCCTGTAGCTCTGAGTGTCCAACCCTTCTCAAACGCAAAGGTTGCTGAACGCTTGACCGTAAACAGCGTCAATACCCTCAATGAGGCTCCAGGAGGTCATGAGCCGATAGATATCGCGGCAGAACGTGCTGCACAAGAAAGGCAAGGTGAAGCACGCGATCTACCTGTCGGTGGGGCCGCTAGGTTAGTCGGAGTTTTAGGCCCAAATGCGGCACCGCGCCCCCCGCCTCAACAAGCAGGGGGAGGGGCTGCTAGGCAAGTGGGAGTTGTAGTACAAGACGGTGTCCGTGTACAAGAAGGTGCGAATGCCATCGCAG